TTACTTGTCAAAAATGGCTATTGCATCGTGTTTTTTCTGAGTATATAAATGGCTGTAAGTGCCCATCGTTTCAGTGATTTGAGCATGTCTCATGAGTGACTGTAAAACGAAAATATCTACACCATTATTTGCAAGATAAGATGCATAAGAATGTCTTAACGCGTGAATGTTATAATGGGGGAAAGCTTTTTGGAATTTCTTTTGAACATGACTGTAATGTTTGGGAGCCATTCCTCCGAAAATAAAATAACTACGTTCATCAAAATATTTATTTAACTCTTTTTCACGTTGGTGTCGTTCAGTTAACATTGTATTGATGAATTTAGGTAAAGGAACAATATCCTCTGAACTATCTGTTTTTGGTCTCGGAAATATAGTTCTATTAGAGATGTCCATTGTTTTATTTATGGATATCTCTTTTTTGTATTTATTGTAGTCTGTCCAAACAAGAGCCATAGCTTCGCCAATCCTTAAACCTGTATAAAACATTAATGTAAATAACTCTCTGTAATCTTGCTCTTCAATGTCTTTGATTCTTTCTTCAAATTCTTCACGCATCATAAACTTAGGTTTTGGCTTTACACGCGGAATAGGTTTAATTGATATTGTTGGATCTGTACGTAATCCAAAGTATTTTTTGGCATAATTAATTACAACTTTAAAACCTGACCAAATTGTACGAGCAGAATTTGTTGACGCTACATTCTCTATTAGATATTTACGAAACTCTTGGCATTGATTTTGCGTTATCTTATTCATTTTTATGTGCCCGAACTTAGCTTTAAAGTGTTTATGATATTCATTTTGTTTGCGTCGTTTTGTTTTAGGTCTCAAATCGCTATTTTCTAAATAGTGATGAAAAACATAATCAAATGTTTTTGAATCGCTATATCCTTCGTTTACGTCATTCAAAAAGATAGCCTCTGCTCTCTTAGCTTCACGCTTAGTTGAAAAACCGCGTTGCATCTTACGTTTGTTATTACCGTATACATCTTTATATCTAATGGAAAAATACCATTTACCTGTATTATCATCCTTATATACTGGCATTTTGCTTCTCCCTCCTCAAAATTGGCAAAAAAATAATAAGGGTAGGCGGGCTACCCGAAATTTAGTACTAGGTACTAAATGTGATATAATAAAATAAAAAGTAGGTGATGAAATGTGCGTAAAGTTTACTGACGCAGAAATAGCTTATATAAAAGAATCAGTTGAAAATTATAGTAGTGAATTTGATATTTATGACGATGAACAAGAACTTAAATTAAAAATTTATGAACAAATTATGTTAAAAATAGAGTCCGAATACAAGGATATCTATTTATTCCGTCTTATTAATTGATTTACTGTATTCGGTTAATATTCTTTCGTTTTCATCAACGATGTCCTTTAGTGTGTTTAAAAGGAAGTCGCAATCACCTTTGGCTACTGCACCGGCTTGTGAATGGTTGATTATATTTCTCATACTATAAGCAATTTCTACCCGTTTTTTGGTTCTATAATTCACTTTACCCTCTTTAGTTAATTCTCCTAATAATTTGGTGTACATAGTTGAATCGGTGTCTTTATGTTTGATTTTATTCACTTTTTTTAATTTGATTAAAAACGTCTCTATAGCAACAGCAAAGGTTGCTGCAGCTGGCAAATACAACTCCCTTTTATAAGCTTGTAATCCTTGTTCTATTTGATAAGAAAAAGTTATATCATCAACAATCTTTTTCATGCTATTTAAATCTAAGTGGTTGAACGGTTGTATTTCATCATGTGCTTTGTTTATCAATTTCTCTTTCGACTTCGATATCAATGTATTGTAATGATCGTTAGCTAATCGTTTGCCATAATTAAAAAATAAATCTAAATTGTTTTGTATTATTACAGTCCCGATATATTTTCCGTAGTAAATAGACGTGTAATAAATGTAGTTATTAAAATCTAATAATCCGGATTGTTCTTCTACATACTTTTTAGAATCATATATGTATGAAGTAAAGTGTTTAGACAAATGTTTGATATCAGTATTACGAAAATTATATATTTCTTTTAATTTACTGTCATTTGAGATAACAACGATGCAAGGTTCTTCAAAAAAAGATTGATTTAGATAAAATATCGAAATCTTGTAATCGTCTTTTCTCATGAATGGGAAGGCTTCCGGATTACTACTAAACTGATAAATGTATCTGTTTTCAACTACATATTTGTAACCTTCTAAAAAATTACGCAAGTATTCTTTTAAAGTTTTATTCTCTTCCATCCCTCATCCTCCTCACGCCACACAAGCGCTATTAATCAATATCCAATAATTGTTGTTTTTTCTTATCGAACTCTTCCTGAGAAATTACTCCGACATCTAATAATTCTTTATATTTTATTAATTCATCAGCAACAGAAAAACTCATTTTTTCAGAATTGGATGGTTTCATAGAACTTTCTCGAATAGAGATTTGTTCTTGTATTGTTTCCGCCATTCTAGATACAGTGTTTTTTGATATGCTTCCTATAGCGATACTTGATGAACCGTGATGTATAATTATTTCGCCAAAAAGAAGTCCTTTTTTATACGAAACAGAATTGATTTTCTCGAATGGAAATTCATGAAATTTCAAACCATATATCATACCTTTATCTAAGAATAACAATCTTAGATCAGTACATACTATTAAGTAGGTATTATTATTGTACAATCCCGAAGTTACATACATTATGTTTTCATTATCTTTTAAAATCATAGGTAGTTCTTTCACTTCTTTTTTTGTACCAAACAAATCCTCTACACCTATTTCGCTAAATCTTTGGTAGATTTTAGATAAGTTTTCGTCAGATTTATTGATTTCACTTTCAAATTTCACTTCTTTTCTAGGTTTACTTTGGTATTCTTTTAAAATTTCTCTTTTGTCTTCAACAGATAGTTGCTTGTATTGTTTCTTTTCTTCTTTTGTTTTAGTTGCTAAATATTGACTCTCAATCATACTTTCTTTGAACGTTAATCTGCTCTTAGGTAATTCTTTCATGTTCATTTCTCCTTTATTTTTTGATTGTTAAATCGTTAGATCATAAGCATATTTAAATTCATTTATAAAATCAGATTTGCTTTCCATTTTCTCTTCTAAAAAACTTAAGTAGTTTTCTGCGTGGTAATTTTCGTTATTTGACATATAGTCGTTTAACCCATTGTGTATATGTCTTCTGATTACTTTTACCGCTATATGGATCGCTTGAAAACTCATTTGATACTTGTACGAAATTTGCTCAATATTAAAGTTGTTTATATATTTGTATCTTATATGTAAAGGAAACAATAAACATGAAGCAAATGAGTTTGCTTCATATTCTTCAGCAATCCTTCTATAATAATCTTTATATGTGAATGTTTTATTTAAATTAACTCCAGTATGTCCCATTATAAAATGACCATATTCATGAGCTAAAGTAAATCTTAGACGATTCATAGGCAGTAAATCGTTATAAACTATAATCGCTTTGTCTCCTTTTCTAATATGAAACGCTTCTTCTGAACCGAAAATAGAAGGTATTTTAAAATATAAAGTGCCAGTATTCTGAGAAAATTCAGAGAAAGTCACTAATTTAATACGTTTATCTTTTGAGATAATTTCAAATATATCTAAAGGAAAAGATAAGTTATATAGACCATTTGTGATCTCGTAAACTGCTTTCGCAGATTTAAAAAAAGATTTTTCATAATTTAATTTCAATTAAAAAGCCCCTTTGTTACTTAGTTAAATCATCCCAATCATCAAACATTGCTTCTAATATAGTCAAAGCTTTTTGCCTTTGTGCCTCCGTCATATTTTCTGTAGCTCGATGCATAATAAGAATATCTTCACTTTTATCTTCTCCGGAGTACTCATCTTTTTCTCTACCTAATAAGTAATCAACTGATACATCGAAGTGATCGGCAATTTTTTGCACCTTATCAATGCCTGGTTTGGTTTTCTCCCATCTTCTGATTTGTCCGTTTGAAAACCCTAAAGTTCTCTCTAATTCAGCAAAAGTCATACCTTTTGAATTGCACAAATTACGGATTCTTTGTACTAGATTCATAAATTTCTCCTATCACAGATTAACTTTTTCGCTATTTTTGTTGACAATTAGCATAAAAGTTAATATACTGTATTTAAGCTTTAAATTTAGCTTACTAAACACATAACAATTATTCGTTGGGGAACGAGTATTCAATACCTTTATGACAGGCATTACGAATTGTTATAGGTTTATTAAACTATGCTTAAATATTAGCATAAAAGTTATTGGTGTTCAACAGATAATTTATTTGCTTAGAAAAAATGTTATAGGAGGTGCTAATATGTCGACAACAGATTTCGGCTTGAAAGTGAGAACGGAATTATTAAAACGCAACATGACAAACAAGCAACTTGCGGAAATGCTAGAAATTTCAAGTGCTTACTTATCGGATATTTTACGTGGACGTAGAGATGCTTTTGAACAAAAGAAACGTATTGCGAAAATTTTAGAAATTAAAGAAGAGGTGAAGAGTTAATGAATGAAATTAAAACTTTCAGTAACGACATGTTTTCAATCTTAATCAAACAAGATAATGAAAATAATTTATTCGATTTAGAAACTGTCGCAAAAAGTTTGGGGTTCACTCAGTTTAAAAACGGCAAACAATATATTCGTTGGGAAACTATCAATAAATATTTAGGTAAATATCTTTCCCAAGAAGTTGGGAAAGGCGATTTCATACCAGAACCAATGGTATATAAGTTGGCTTTCAAAGCAGGTAATGCTGTAGCAGAAAAATTTCAAGATTGGTTGGCGATGGAAGTCCTACCAGCTATTCGCAAACACGGTATCTACGCAACAGACAATGTAATTGAACAAACATTAAAAGATCCAGACTACATCATTACAGTGTTGACTGAGTATAAGAAAGAAAAAGAGCAAAACTTACTTTTACAACAAGAAATTGGAGAGCTAAAACCCAAAGCAGACTATGTAGATGAAATCTTAAAGTCAACTGGAACATTAGCTACAACTCAAATCGCGGCAGACTACGGTATATCAGCACAAAAGTTAAACAAACTACTACACGAAGCTAGATTACAACGAAAAGTGAATAAACAGTGGGTGCTTTACTCAGAACACATGGGCAAGAGTTACACAGAATCAGACACTATACCAATTGTACGCTCTGACGGTAGAGAAGACACAGTTTTACAAACTAGATGGACACAAAAAGGTAGATTGAAAATACATGAAATCATGACTGAATTCGGTTATGAAGCTAACGTAACTGCTTAACAGGAGGGCGCAGCAAATGGAAGATCAAAACAAAAAAGTCATTTATTACTACTATGACGAAGCAGGTAATAGACAACTATTATCAATTGGAGATTTGAATCTCTATTTATTAAAAGATATTAAATCAAGATTTGGTTTATATAAAAAACAAATCCCTGATTTAGATAATCTGTTCGTTCAAATAGACGGTGTTGAATTTAAAGTACTATAACCCGAGCAATGCACCTCTTAAACAACATTATACACGAAAGGAGCATAAACAAATGAACACACTATACAAAACAACCTTCCTCATCACAATGGCAGTTGCGACTTGGAAGGTTTGGAAGATTGAGAAAAACACAAGATTTAAACTTAGAAATTTTGATTATCCAAAAATTAATAATGCTCAGAGCAAATCATTGTTGGATATTGCTAGTCACGATTTAAAAGATATTTAACTGTATTCAAAATTTTCATATCTTGTTGAGCTTTTAAGCTTTCGTATAAAGCTATTGAATAAATAATTTCGTAAGATACGTTTTCAGGAGCATCTTCTTTCAACTTATTTATTCTATCTCTAAAAAAGTCACTGTCACCACCGAATTCTTTTTCGGCTTGATTACTAAGTTCACCAAAGAAATTTTGAAAATCATTAAATTCCATACTTATCACCTCCTTTCACTAGGAGATAACTAAATTATACACGAAAGGAATGGTAGAAGTGCCACCACACATTCAACAAATGTTATACGAAATCCAGTTAAAAGCTGGTATACCTCAAAAATTAATGGAAATGCAAGGTTTGATAAACGATGAAACAACCAAAGAGGAGAAAAAAGAAAATGAGTGACACATATAAAAGCTATCTATTAGCAGTATTATGCTTCACAGTCTTAGCAATTGTACTCATGCCGTTTCTATACTTCACTACAGCGTGGTCAATTGCAGGATTCGCAAGTATAGGGACATTCATATTTTATAAAGAATACTTTTATGGGGTGGATGATTAAATGACTTGGTTTGAAGAATACGTTAAACCTAGTGTGGAATGGGAAAGAAAGGCAGAACAAGCTGTTTTAAGTGATGATGAAGTTAAAACGATCACTGAATATAGAAAGAAGTACAACAACCCGCATATTTACATGTCGGCTCAGAACAGAAATTATCTTGTTGAATATTTAGATAGACATACTGGAGACATAGTATTACACAATTTAAAACTTAAGAAATCATCCAGAAGAAGAGTGCATCAATATTTAATGGTCGGCCAAATAGTAGTGCCGGGCGAACCAAAAGGCACAATTTATGAAGCATCTCTGATAATAAGATAAAAAAACTGCTACTTGCGCCAACAAGTAACAGAGACAAACGATTAGCAAAATTAATTCACGTTCAATATAAAACGAAAAACGGAGGAAGTCAAGATGTATTACGAAATAGGCGATGTATGTCAGAAGGTAATTAATGTAGACGGATTTGATTTTAAATTAGCAGTTAAGAAGAAGGACCACAGCATTCTGGTGAATATCTTAGATTTAGAAGATAAGTTTATCGACGGCATAAACATAACTAATGAGAACGATCTATACACAGCATTAGACATATTAAATCAATCTATTTACGAATGGATTGAAGAAAACGCAGATGATTATGACAGACTAATTAACTTAGTCATGAAATGGTAGGTATAAGCATGAGAGATACAGAAAGAAATATATTGAATATTTTTAAGACGTTATTCGACGAATATACTTTGTCAAACCAACGAGCATTATTGGAAATTGAACGTAATCATCACGGATACTTATCGATTAATTTCTTGCACTATCACGACAGTTACAAAACAAACAATAAGCTTGTGCAGATACATGAAATCAATCCAGACAGCCATGAACGAATAAAAAATTTAATTATCGAGGTGCTAAGAGGTCATCGGAAGATTAAAAAAGGAGCATGAGGAAAGATATGAAAATAAATAAGTTAACTATATCGAACTTTGCTGGAATCAAAGAAGAAAAATTTAACTTTGACGGTAAAGATGCAAAAATATACGGCAATAATGCGACTGGCAAGACTACAACAGCAACCGCATTACAATGGCTGCTTTTCGATAAGGGTTTAGACGGTTCAACCAAATCATTTAACCCTGTACCTTTAAACGAAAAAAAC